GATTTCATCGGCGGGATGCTGGAAGCGCAGCAGATTCAATCACTGCTGCAGCTCTACACCGCCGGCACCATCACGCAGGAGACGTTGCTGCAGCGCTTGGCGGATGGTGAAGTGCTCGGCGATGACTTCAACGTGGAGGATGAGCTAGATGCAACAGCTGCTCTATCGCCTGCTTGATTGGTTCACCGATCGGCTTGTTGACGTGATGATCATGATTGAACCACGGCCACCACGGCGGCAGGAGCTGGACTACCACGTCAGCAAACTGCCGCTGGAAATCCTCGCAATCGTACGCATCAGCTGGTATAAGCAAGGCAAGGCAGACGAAGTGGATGAGGTTGTACTGATGGAAGATGGCGATCAGGGGTATGAAGCATTCAGTGCATTGATCCAATCTGCGCTGAACCGCGGCGCTAATATCAGCGTCCGATCCGGGTATCAACCGGAGGATTTGGGGATCTTTATTGCCGGCTAAGCTATCCGGGCATTGCATCCCTCAAGTGACCGAATTCCTCGAAGCATTGAATCAGCTGATCATCGACTCGGAGCTGTCAGCTATTGAGCTGATTGGTGCGCTGGAGATCGTGAAGGCTGAGGTATTGGCGGACGTGTTGAGCGAAACCGTAGACTGAGTTTATGTAGACCACGCCGCCGCCATGGCACGCCGCTATAACCGAGATTCACGCGGACGTTTCGCTAGTGGCGGTGGAGGTGGCAGCAGGCGGCCGGCTGCTCGTGGCATCAGTCGCGGCACCAACCGCCTGACACGCGACAACAGCGGCCGTATTACCAGCGTCGGCGGTGATGGCGCCACTGCACGCGGCGGCCGGCTGCGCACTACAAGCGGCAAGCAACGCGCCACGCAAACCGCGCGGATCAGCGGCGGCCGGGCAGCGGGGACTGTCACACGCAGCGGTGCACGGCGCACGGCGGCTGCGGCTGCAGCGGTGAAGCCGGCAGCAGTAAGCAAGAGGCAGGAATCTCTTAGAAAAGGCGCCGAACGAAACAATGCGCGAGCTGACAAAATTGACGCGAAAGTGAAAGCGCTAGAGACTGAATACAGATCAAAAGGATCTAACTTCTACACTCAACCTGTCAAGACAAGGGAACGCGATAGGATGCACGAAAAAATGCAACAAGCCGTAAAGCTTCGAGATGAAGCCGCTTCGCTGAGGCAAAAGGCGAGAAATGCAAACAGAATGGCAGACAGGATAAAGCCTCCCGCTCCGCCGAAATCAAGCAATGGTAACAGCCGAATGGAAAGGGCGATACGAAATGAAGCGGCAGGCAGCACTTCATTTAGGCGAAATCCAAAGGGCTATCAAAAGAGAATCACGGCGCTTACGGCGCAAAAGATATACAAAACTGGAGACATAACTGGAGAGCTGTCTTTGCGGCAGAGAGTAGGACGCGGCTTCCGGCTCCCTCGCGACCAGCGCCCCAACCCCACCAACCCCACCACCCGCGCCGCTGCGGCTGCGGCGAAGCCGGTGAGGCGGCAGCCGCTTCGTGGAGTTAATGCAGCCGTAGCCAGCAACCCAGCAGGATTCAAGGGGCTTCCGGTGTCGTTGCGTTCGCGATCACGGGCCGGTGCCGCATATCGCGCAAAGGTCAATCAGTTGGGCAAGTCAACTGCTGCATCTCGCGGATTCAATGAAGCCATAGCCCGCGGTCAGCGTGGCGGAGTTGCGCAATCCGCGCCGCGGACAGTGTTCCGTCAAGGTCGGATGGCTCAAATGACGCTGAGTGGCAAGGTTGAGCAAGTGCGCGGCGGCCGCATTCGACCGGTCGGCACAAGGTCTTCATCCGGTGCAATTAAGATGGATCGCCCTCGCAAGCGCCGCTCATGACCACCCCAACCCCCATCACTGCCGTAGGCCGGATGCTGAAGCCAAAGCCCGGCCAGCGGCAGCTGCATAAGGTGATTGCCGTCAAGCCTGATGGCACTGTTCGCACTGTGATCAACCGGCAGATGTGAGCACACCCAGCAGCCTCTACCGCAATGCAATCGACCTGAACCGCTACAGCAATAGCGTGGCGCGGCGGTTGATCAATGCCTACAACGACATCATCATCGATGCAGTAAACCAACTGCAGACGATTGATGAGGCATCAGCACCGGTGCAGGCTGCTCGGCTGCGTGCCATCCTTGCGCAGCTGAAGGCCAGCCTTGCAACATGGGCCGGTGATGCAACAGAACTGACCGCGCAGGAACTGCAAGGCCTGGCGCTGCTGCAGTCTGAGTTCGTCACCGAGCAGCTGCGCGCGGCGCTACCAGCCGGCGCTCGTGATGCGGTGCGCACCGTGGAGATCTCACCGCAGTTTGCGCAGTCGGTGGTCACCACTGACCCAACGCAGCTCAATGTGGTGACGTTGAGCGATGATCTCTACAAGTCGGTGTATGGCGCCGAAGCACTCGCGCGGCAGGCTGGCACCGGTACGTTCAGCCTCACCGCAACGCAAGGCACGATGATCACACTGCCGAATGGGCAGATCGTGGAGAAGGCCTTCCGTGGTATCGCCGAAGCGCAGGCGGAGCGGTTCAGCCAGGCAGTGCGCAATGGCCTGCTCACCGGTGAAACCACGCAGTCGATCGCTAAGCGGCTGGTGGGCAACCTGGAGCGCAGCCAAGAACCGCTGAGGTTTGGTGATGTTGGCCCACTATCACGCAGGCAGATGCGTGCGGCGGGGCTGTCCGTGGATGGCCCGCTATCGGTGCGCCAACTCCAGGCTGCTGGCGGTGAGCTGACTACTGTTGCCAATCATCAGGTGATGACGCTGGTGCGGACCAGCATCAACCAAGTGGCGAACACCGCTAGCCAGCATGTGTATGAAGCGAATCAGGATATAACGAAAAAGTATAGATACGTGGCAACACTTGACACGCGCACGAGTGCAATCTGCCGCGCTAATGATGGCCGTGAGTTTGAATATGGCAAGGGTCCAGCACCGCCGCTGCATTTTTCGTGCCGTTCCACGACAGTTCCAGTTATCGACTATGAAGGCCTTGGGTTCTCACCGCCGCCACCCGGTAAACGCGCCAGCATGAAGGGCCAGGTGCCGGCTGATACCAGCTACGGCGAATGGCTCTATGGCCAGCCGAAGACGGTGCAAGAGGATGTACTGGGCAGTAAGACTAAATACTTCCAAACCATCGTGCGCAAGGACACCAGCAAGCTGATTCAGCAAGGAGTCAAGCCAGACACTGCTCGCAAGCGTGCTGCCCGCGATGCAATGGCGAAGCTGGTGCGTGATGACGGGTCCGAACTAACCTTAGAGCAGCTTCGCAAGCGGTATGGACCTGCCCAGCCTTAGGCATTTTCGCAACGAGGGGATTTATTTCATCTTCTCTGATCCGGTCGAGGCATTGATCGGTGAGGCTTGGGTGCCGGCGCGTTACACCGATAAGGGTTGGGCAACAGCAGACGGCTCTAGCCTGTTGTCAGGTATTGAGGATTGGCGTCATGCCGTTGAAGAGGGGCAAATCGCAGGATGTGATCTCGGAGAACATCAGACGCGAGATCAAGGCGGGCAAGCCACGCAAACAGGCAGTCGCAATCGCGTACGCAAAAGCCGGAAAGTCACGCAAGAAGAGGAAAGCTAAATGAAACGCGGTGATCGCGTCAGTTGGATGTATCAAGGCGTCCGCACCTACGGCCGTGTGGTTGGCATCGGTTCAGAACGCGCCACGATCCGCACTGCATCAGGCGGCACCGTAACCCGCGTTGGTACATCGGATGATCCGATCGTGCGCGTGAAATCTGAATCCACCGGCAACATGGTGATCAAACGTCGATCGGAGTTGCGCAAGTGATCACGTATCGCGGTGAGCAGTTCGATGGCTACAACAAGCCAAGGGCAAGATGTCTGCAGCATGGTGGGCAAGCACTACCAAATGGCTAGTGATAGGTGCGCTCTTAACTGTTAGCCTGTAGCTGCACTTAACCCTGCGGGTTATTCATGTCTGAAGAAAACCAAACTACCACTGAGCCTGCGGCTCCGGTAGCAACACCGCCTGCTGCACCGGCAACACCATCAGTTGACATCGACGCATTGCAGCGCAGCATCCAAAACCTAGAGCGCAAGAATCAGGAGCTTGCGGACGAAAAGCGCAAACTCCGCAAATACGAAAAGATGGCGGAGACGTTACCCGATGGTGTTGACATCAATGAACTGCTGGAATTTAAGCGTCGCGCTGAACAAGCCGAACTTGAATCCCAAGGCAAATACACCGAAGCTCGGCAAGCTCTGGAGCAGCAGTTCCGTGAGGCGACGGCGCAAAAGGACCAGCGCATCACTGAACTTGAAGGCCGCATCCGCGAGCTGGAGCTGCTGACACCTGCAGTCAGTGCGCTGGCTGACATCGTGCATGATCCTGACCTAGTGCTCAAGACCAAGCTGGACAGCAGCCAGATCGAGCGCGAACCTGACGGCACCGTGGTGGTCGTCAACGGCTACCAGCGCACACCCGTCACCGAGTGGGCTAAGGCGACACTGCCGGCATGGATGCAGAAGCAACCGAAGCCACAAGGGTCTGGCGCGCCGATCGGCGCTAATGCCGTGAGCGACATCCCGCCCGGCATCAAGAACCCCTTTGCCAAGGAAACGTTCAACCTGACTGAACAATCCAGGCTCTATCGCACCGATCGTGATCTGTATGACCGCCTAAAAGCAGCTGCTAAGCTGTAACCAACCGGCTGCGCTGGTGTAATACGGGCTGCGCCCATCGCTAACAACAACTACTGAGGGCCATCATGGCAACTCTTCGATCGGACATCATTGTCCCCGAAATTTTTACTCCGTACGTCATTGAAGCCAGCACCCAGCGCGATGCCTTTCTGGCTTCCGGTGTGGTGCAGCCTATGGCTGAACTCAACGCCACTGAAGGCGGCGATTTCGTTCAAGTCCCCTTCTGGAAGGCCAATCTCGGCGGTGACTTTGAAGTGCTGTCTGACAGCACCTCGCTGACACCCGGCAAGATTGAAGCCGACAAGCAGGTGGGCGTCATCCTCCACCGTGGCCGTGCATTTGAATCGCGCGACCTCGCCGCCCTTGCTGCCGGCGCTGACCCTATGGGTGCTATCGGCACCAAGGTGGCTGAATACGTCGCCAACCAACGGCAGAAGGATCTGATCAAATGCGTTGAGGGTTGCTTCGGCAGCCTGACCGGCGGTGACAGCCCAGCCTTCAGCGCACTGCGCTTTGATACCTCCGGTGCTACCAGCCTCGGCCCCCGTCAGGTGGCCAAAGCTCGCAGCCTGCTGGGTGATCAAGGCGACAAGCTGACCGCCGTGTCTATGCACAGCGCTGTGTTCTACGACCTCGTGGAGCGCAAGGCCATTGATTACGTGTCCGCTGCTGACGTTCGCGCCACTGCTGATACCGCAATGCCTGATGCGTTCGGCGGCAGCATTGCTGCAGCGTATTCGGCTGACATGCAAGTGCCCTTCTATATGGGCCTGCGCGTGATCGTGTCGGATGATCTGGCGCCTACCAGCACTGACTATCCGGTGTATTTCTTCACCACTGGCGCTATCGCCTCCGGTGAGCAGCTGATGATGCAGACCGAAACTGATCGTGACATCCTCGCTAAGAGCGATGCCATGTCGATCGACCTGCACTACTGCTACCACCCGGTCGGCGCACGTTGGACTAGCTCCACCGCTAACCCTGATCGCGCCACGCTGGCTACTGTCGGCAACTGGAGCAAGGTCTATGCGAATAAGAACATTGGAATCGTGCGTGGCACGGTTACTTCCAACTTCTGAGGTACT